CTTTTCCCCGACTGTTTATCTAGGTCAACACCCTGAATAGCAGCCATAAACTTTTTTTCAGCATAATCTAATTCTCTACTAACTTCTAGTGTTGCCATTAGCTCTGGCATAGATAGTGATAACTCTAACTCTTGGTAGTCTTTCCATATACCCAGCAAAAATACCTCTGACTCTAACTTAGCAAGATCAAGATCTTCCCAGGTAGAACCACTTTCTACTGCTTGGGTTTTTACTGGCTCTTCAGATTTTTTATTAATTCTTATGCCAGCGGAAATATCTAAAACTGAATAGACTGTTGGCATATCAATATTTTCTTCAATATCCTCAACGCTGCCCGATATTGATGGATAGTATTGTTTCATACAAACCCTTACGCATTCTACTAATGCTGCAATTGCTTCATCATCATTTTTAGTTATTTTTACATTTTCAAATGCTTTCATAAATTCACGAAGATATTTAATTTTTAATGGCACAATTTCTACACTAGTTCCATCTAATAATTGAATTATTTCACTTTTATATATTGTAGTTGCCATAGAAATTCAATTCTACCATAAAACAACAAAGCCCACATCCGAAGACATGGGCTGTGAAGTATAGTTAAACTATTATGATAGAAGGTCTCCGAATGTGCGGTCAACGATCTTACCGTATGATCCTGAAGTATCCTCTGGTAGCAAACGGAATGATACTTCAAACATTGAAGCCTCATCACGCTTTGCTGAAACTGTTACGTTTTCAATTGACAAAGCACGGTATGCTGTGTAGACACGCTCCACAAATGGAGAATCTACGCAATCACCTGTTCCAGGTCCTACTGCAACAATTCCACGCTCTACTGGACATTCACCGATATCTCCTGCAGATAAGTTCAAAGACTTGCCTGTGTGAGTGTTGACGGATCCAGTCATTTCAGTATCGCTAAATGCTAGAGCCAAGAGAAGGTTCTCAAGGGTAGCTTCAGCAAAGGCAGTTGCAAGATTAACTTGCATACCTTGCTTATAAAGCTTAGCAACGTCAAGAATTTGGTCAACCTGAACTTCACCGAAGTCTGGTTGGAACTGCATTTCTAGACCGTTCATGGTGTAACCTACGTTAGTATATGTTGCATCATCTGAGAGTGTTTCTCTGAATGATACTTCAGTGCTAAAAGACTCCAATGTATTTGGAGTTAGGGTTGTATCTGCAACAAAAAGTGCTGCTGCACCAACGATAATGTTGGATGATGTTCCACGACTATATGCCATTTATTCACCTCTTTCTGTAAAAATAGATATTAAGTTTTGGCGCTTGTTTCCTCAAACTAATTATAACACCATTTTATGTATATCTAGCGCTGACCGCATCTGTAGTGTGGTAGTCATACTCAATAACTAGCTTATTAAGGAATAGTGTCCTAGCTGAGGCCAATTCTGCTATATCTCTTGACTCATCTGCTTGGTAAACCTTGGTATTGTGAAAATATACGTTGGGGGTAATAACATTGCCAGATTCATCTAAAATATCATTTGATGCAATCCAGGAATTCATATCTTGGGCTGAAGAGTCTTCTCTATCGAGGCACTCAATAATTACACGAGTTACATCAAAAAGGTTACTAAGATCTGGGGCATATATAAAATATACTAGTTGCTCACGCTTGTGCCTATAGAAAGCGTTTGGTCTAAATCTAATTAATCTATCAAACATAATTACAGTGGCGTTAGGGTTATTTCTAATATATACACTATCGTTATAAATGTCTTCTATATTTATTGGACTTTGTGCAGGGAAAAATGGTTGGAATGGGTTAGGCCCATCCGGAACCAATCCAAACTCTTGAAGCTCACTATTTACAAAAGCATTAAGAAAAGTTGGGGGAAAGCCAGTATTTAAATTAACATTAGAAGCCATAGGACTATTCTACACCAATCTTTGCATTAATAATCCATTTATACCCAGTATCAATTCCCTTAGATCTTCCTAATCTGGAACCTGCTTTAACATTTTTCTTAAATACTGTGGGTCTACTAATATAGTCATAAATGCCACTAGCCCTAAGAAATGATTGTTTAAAATATCTTAGCATAAATTCATCCATAATGTTTTCAAAAGATCCTTGAACATATTCTCCTCCAGGATTTCTAACAGTCACCGATCTTTTTGTAAATACGGTTTTTCCACCTTCAGTAAATACCAACACTGATGATTTTTTAGGTGTTATAGTTACTGGAATTCCTTCTTCCATAATTTTTGCTTTATTATAAAATGGTGTATTAGAGTCTTCCTGAAGACTTTTAGATTGTCTAAATGTGGACTTAATGCTTAATCCTAAATTGCTAACTGTATAATCTAAATCAAAAAGTCTTGCTTGAGGACTTCCAGTTTGATACCATTCATAAACGTGATGTAATGCTTGTGGATTTCCTCTTGCAGAAACATCTATGTAAGCCCCCATTGCCTGAATAACTCCCTGACCAAGATTTTTTAAAAATAGAGTTTTTCCTTTTTGCACTCCATCTAAAAACCCAAAAGAATAGTTAACAATATTATTTATCTGTTTTTCAAATTGTTTTGTATTAGTTCTTGTTATCATTAGTCACTCACTGTTTGATTCTCTGTTCTACGCCAGAGCATCTTAAAATATTCTACTGATCCAAAAGGTCCAGTAAATGGCTCTACCGTTGCCATTTCATATATTGTTCCTTTTCCAGATCTAGGTCCTGCTGTTTCTTTGTAAATCATCTCGTCGTGAGCATTACGAATATTAGTTACTAAAATATTGGTTATGGCATTTTCAGAATTATTAGAGGATATTCTTGGATCAGACTTAGTCCTAGCAATAAGTTTATTTTCATATTGAAGAAATGTTTCTGGTTTAATATCTTCAGTTCCTGCACCGCCAACGCTTGTAGCATTACAAATTATTGTTCTATCAAAAACCCAAGTTTTAGTTGCTTGTCCATATTGTGTTTGATTAATAATTGGATAATATATATCAGCCTTCATTGGATACATAAAGTCTGTTTGTAGACAAGAATCCACTATAATACTCCTGGACGGATAATCGTTTCTACATATTTATTTAATATTTTATCTACCAAAAGATTTCCAGTTCCTTCAATCATTCTTTTATCATACTCAATTTTGAATTGATCTGTTGAATAATTTTTAACATAACGCTTATAATAGTCTAATCTACCGCATTTAATATCTTCAATTAACAATTTTGTTGCATCTACAATATCTATTGGAACTACCTTATAGCCAGTTTCCAGCAAAAAGATACAATCAAGTCCTTCTGAAAATGCTGCTGATGGAAAAATAGTTTGAACATTTCCACTATCTTCGGTATCAAATAAACTAATAGAGTCTGAAGGGGCTACGGGTATGCTTGGATATTTTCTTTCTGCACGACTTAAGGAATCAACAAATGCTATTGGATCTTTTGTAATTGCACTTTTATCTTTAGTAATAAGGTAGTTATATTCTTTTAATGCTGGACCATTTACGGTGTCACTAAGGTCATAAACCAGCTCTGCATTTTCATATGCTTTTAAAATTTTATGTGTTCTTTTCCAAAGCGGTATGTAGTCAGTTCCTTGTCCAACAACTTCTAAGTATGTTCTATTATAATAAAATCCACCAGTAATAGAATCAATTATCATTCTTGCTAAATTTTCATATTCTGTGTAAGCAGTAATATCTGTAGCTGTTCCAGAAGTAGCAAGTGTTGCTGGATTTACGTATGGTCTAACAATTTCTAGATTATCCTCAACTACAACATCTCCACGCACAAGGTCTGCTCCAGATGATCCAGCATCTTCGTAAATGCTTAAAGCATAGGATTTATCATATTTAACAAAATCTCCAGTTAGCGAATAAACAATTTCTGAGTTTCCCGTTGAAATAATAGACTCTTCTGTTTCAGTCTGTTCTGCAACATCTTCAATAACAATAATGTAGTCTGTGTTTGCATCTGGAACGGTATATGTAACGGATAATGGGTATGGGGGAATACGAAGAATTGTTGACATAATTATTTACCGTAGTATGAGGATAACTCTTCAGGTGGTGCAATTCTAACCAACCTGTGTGTTAACCACTTTTCAGATGCCTCCTTTGAAACTATGTTGTAACCTACTTTTAAAGCCCCTAGATTGTCCATATGTAGGTTTCTTTCTGAATACAGGGCTACCTTATTAACCAAAGTTTTTACTTTTTCTACTTTTTCTACTTCTTCTTTTGGCTCTGGTGGAATCCAACTAGCCAAGATTTCTAAAATTTCAAGTTTAGTATTTGCTTCAAATAATTCTATATTATTTTTTTTAGCATAAGATTTTAAAGACATTACAGTTTTTGTTGATAACTCTTCTATTGTTAGATTCATAATTCTCCAATGCTTATTTGTAATTATACCAGAAAAGAATAAAGCGGGTAGTTTTTACGCTACCCGCCCTATTATTTATTGGTTAAATCTTAGGAATCAGCACTATCTGAGTCGACATAAGCGACTGCATCTAGCTCTTCCCATTGAATACCAAAGCGAACGAATACTGTGTATTCGATTGTGTCCTTCTTTGCACGATATTCACGATTTACTGTGATATCACGTTGGAAGCCCCATACACGGTTCTGAGGGAATGTCAAGTCGACATATCCTGCAGGGTAATAAGGAACCTCAAGAACATCTACACCAAGCACACGGGTTGTGCGTGAGTTGCCAGTAGTCTGTGCACCACCATCAAGGAATGCTTGACGATTTGCTTCAGTGCTTCCTGGACGGTTAGCAAATGCTTCTGCAACTGCGTCAGCTAGTGTTCCGTTGTTACGGACAATACCAGCGAATGCATCAGTTCCTGCATAAAACTTAAGGTTTGACTTAAGTGCACGATACTTGCGTGGCATTGCTAAAAGCAAGCCTTGCATTACTGATGTTGTGTAGTTGTTGTCTGAAATTGTTGCAGCATATTCGTGTGCGTCGTTACCGACTGTTCCACGAGTTTGCTTTACGAATCCAGGCATAATGGAAAGGAAGGCATCTCCGCCTGATCCTAGACCATTGATAGCAAGATCTTCAATATCGTTAGCAAATGCATTTGTCATCAAGCGAACTAGATGATCTTCAAGTGCTCCGCCTTCAATATTGTCTTCAAGTGCTTCAGTTGATACTTCCCAGTCAAGACGAATCTTTTTGGTAGTTAGTTCAACCTTTGAGAATGTTGCGCCAATGTTTGTATAATCTGGTGCGCCTTGTGCAGCTGCACGGATTACACGCTCTCCAACGTTGACCTTTTCGATCTCCATTGTGTTTGCTCTCATTGTAACTCTACGTCCATCTTTGGCGAGAACTGTTGCATCCCACACATAGTCGATGAAGCGACGAGCCTGCTCTGGTGCTAGAATACCACCAGCCACGCCTGTTGGGTTTACTGCATTTGCTCCAGATGTTGATCCGAATGCTGCAGTTGCTGTGTTACCGAGTTGTGATCCTACAGACTGTGCTGCAGAGTCCAAACCAGTTGCACTACCAACACCACCAGATACGAAACCGCCTTGAGAGTTAATCTCATTGCCTGCTCCGCCTGATCCAGGGTAATTTTTTTCTAGATTGTTATTTTGTTCCGACATATTGTTCACCTCCTAGTGATTGTATATCTTAGTTAAATAGGTCGGTTGATTTGAGGAAACGACCGCCCCATAGGGATTTCTGAACCTTTACAGGTTCAAACTGCACGATCTCGCCTAGATCGCCAGACTTGCGGAAAGCTGTATCTTGCTCTACGGCATCTACTCGCTTACCAAACTCATTAAAGACACCCTTAACATCGTTAACTTCTCCAGATACGGCCTTAACCTCACTAGATACAGTGTCAATAGATTTACTTAGTGCAGCAATTTGGTCATGTAGTGACTTTACTGTTGCTGCAAGATCGCCAAAGGCATTTGTAAGAGAATTCTTAATGTCAGCAACTGCCTCAACAATTACATCATCAGACTTGGTTACATCATTTACATCTGCAACCTTTTCTCCCTCTTCTGATTTTTCAATAGAAGAATTTGCACTACCATCGACTGAATTTTCTGCATCTGTAGCTTTTGCTACTAATGCCTCATCAACGACTGCAGAAGTTTTAATAACTTCTACTGGTTGTGCCTCTGGAGCGACCTCAACATTTTCAACGTGATTATCTTTTTGGATATCTTGCGCTGCTTCTGTCATAGGACTAACCTCCTTTGTAATCTTAATTGTGCTAATGCCTTTGGCACTATCAACTAAGAACTTTATCATGTTTACTTTTTCATTATCATTTTTTTCAACAAACCCTATATTTTGCATTTGCTTTTGTGTTATTGGATGCATTGCTGTTTCGGAATCTGAAATCATTACCAATCCTGTTTCTGCATCATAAAAAATATTTTCTGTTTCAATCTTTGAAAGCATTCCCTCAATTACATTGTGGCCATCTTTCTTTTCTATAGAAACAATGTTGGCAAATTGATTTGCTGGAGAATCTACAAGAGATAGTTCAAACAAATCATACTCTTTAATAACACGAATGGTTTTATCCATTTCTTTATCAAATGCGTCATCCCAAGTTTTAATGTTTCCCCCAATTGAAAACCCTGTGTATGTTCCATCCAATACCTTTTCCCAGGCATTTTGAGCACCTTTTGAAACGTATGCAGATACATAAACTCCACTATAAAACTTTTTATCATTTGGATCAAAATATCTATCTTCTTTAAATGAAACTATTTTTCCAACTGCTGATGGCTGATGCATTTCTCTTAGGTTTCCACGGAAATTTTTAAATGCATTTACGCTAGACTCTGTAGTTACAATATCTCCTTGCTTATCAATATTGTCAAGAGTAGCAAAACCTGACACCATACGGCGCTCAATATCAACCTTTCCAATAGGCATAGATATGCGAACGTTATCGCCTTCGGTTACCCAATGGGCTTTATTTATAATCATAGCTTTTCTATTATACCAAACATTTTAAACATTATCTCAATTATTGAGATGATCTCCCCTCACCTTGGGCATTTCGTCCAGAAACAGTTGTAGGAGAGTCTGAATTATTATTTGTTCTTTCAGAATTGCGTTGTCTGTTTCCCGCAAAATTTGCTGCTGCATCAGTTGCCTGACGTGATGACATTACAAAAGGCTCATCTCCATCTGCTCTTTGTGGAAGATCAAGCTTTATTCGAGCCTCATTTGGAGTCATAACTTGAGTTTTTACATAACGCTCAAGAATTTGAGATTGGGCAATTTCATCAGTAAGAGTAAATTCGTTAAACTTAAGTTCAAGAATGTCTGTTTTTTCTTTAATAATTTTATTCACTACCTTAGCAATATGGTTTTGAGCTGGACGACAAACCTGCTCTTTAAATGTTCTATCTTGTGAAATAGCTGCTGCAACACCAGAGCTTTCAGATCCACCAATTTTAGACATAGGCATTTGATGGGCAATAAAAATATCGTCACGATTTTGTTTACGATATTCTTTAAAAGATCCATCTTGAATGCCATTTTCAACAGCTTCCATTTTAAACTCAACTTTATTTTGATCTGTATCCCCAGGAAGAGGGATGTATAGAGTTCTATGTGACTGAGACTTTAAACCAGTTTGTAGGAATCTAAACATCTTGTCTTCTCCATCAGAAGACAATTTAGCACCCTTTAGGGTTACAACATATCTTGGGACAGCTTTATTTTCAAAATAGTCAATGTTATATTGTGATGCAAGTTGATCTCCAATAAGAGATGGCAAGGCAGCAATAATATCTGGAATTCCATAATACGTGTTTAGTGGAGAATATTCTTTATAGTGAATAATTTCGTTTGGACGTGCATCAGCTGTCATTGGGTTTTTATTTTTAGCCCCAAAATTTCTAAAATAAACTACAGAGTTTCCAATAATTTGAACGAATCCATCGTGAAGGCGACGCACACGGACCGTGGTTGCTGGAATGTGGCCAAGGTATCCTATTTCTCCAGTTACCGTTCTTCCTATTTCTAAAAATCCATTTCCTGTAGCTTGAACATCTGTGTAAAACTTTTCCATTGTTTTTGTAAATGAGTCATCATCATTAAGGTTTTCAACCCAATCCTTAAGTTCAAGTTTCATTCTTTCGATTCTAC